GCCATGAACATGCTCACGATTGAGTGGGCTAACCGCGGCTTAAACATGTGGACGTATGAGCAAGGTACGATTACGTTAACGGCTGGTTTGAATACGTATGCGCTACCTGTAGATACGATTGATCTTCTAGATCATGTCATTCGAACGGGTGGCAATACTGCCAGCACACAGGCCGATCTCAACATCACGCGTATCAGTGTGTCTACGTACGCGACAATCCCCAACAAGCTTGCAACCGGGCGTCCAATCCAAGTATGGGTTCAGCGATTGTCTGGCCAATCTAGCCCAACCGGCGCTACGCTTTCAACCGGTATTAACAACGTAACGACCACGATCCAGTTGTCGTCGGTGGCAAATTTGCCAAGTGCCGGGTTTATTCGTTTGGATGCGGAAGATATTTATTACGGCTGGTTAAATGCAGACAACACTCTGGGCGGGGTGGTTCGCGGCCAAAATGGCACGACTGCGGCTAGTCATCTGTCTAGCACTGCGGTGATCAATCCAAATTTGCCGGCTATTACGGTGTGGCTTACGCCGGACAACACGACGACGTATCAGTTCGTTTACTGGCGGCTGCGTCGCATTCAAGATGCCGGCGCGGGGATGGAGACGCCGGACATGAACTTCCGTTTTATGCCGTGTCTAATTGCCGGGCTGGCATATCAGATCGCCATGAAAACGCCCGAGATGATGGAAAGATTGCCAGTACTCAAAGCTGAGTACATGGAGCAGTTTGACTTGGCCGCTGGAGAGGATAGAGAGAAGGCTGCGGTGCGGTTTGTTCCTCGCCGGCAGTTTATCGGCAGTGGTGCCTAAATGGGCAACAGGTTTGCCAGTGGCAAAATTGCCATTGCGATGTGTGATCGCTGTGGCTTTAGGTTTAGGCTTCGTGAGTTAAGCGAGTTGATTGTTAAGACCAAGAAGATCAATGTCTTGGTTTGTAAGGAGTGCTGGGATCCGGATCAGCCGCAGTTGCAGTTGGGTATGTATCCGGTTGATGATCCTCAAGCTTTGCGCAACCCCAGGCGTGATACAACGTATGTCACATCAGGTAATCTTTCTACCGGTTACACGGGTCTTGGAAGTCGGCAGATTCAATGGGGATGGAATCCTGTTGGCGGCGCAAGTAGTTACGATGCTGGTTTGACGCCAAACTACTTGGTTGCAACCACGTATGTTGGTACAGTTACAGTCACAACGAATTAGGAGTAAATGATGGATGCCAAAAAAGCTGTGCATAAGCATGAACAGCATATGCACCCCGGCAAGCCGATGACCAAGTTTGCCAAAGGTGGCAAGACTAATCTTCAGATGAAACAACTTGGGCGAAACCTGGCCAAGGTTGCCAATCAGAAGGTGTCGTCGTTTACGTACAAAAAGTCGGGCCGCGGAGGCTGAGATGGCAAAGGCAAAGAAACCTGCGGGCATGAATCCTCAGCCTGCACCCAAGGTAGACCTGAGCAACTCTGGGTATCCTGAGAAAAATGTCAAAAGCACCGGTATAAAAATTAGAGGTACTGGTGCTGCGACTAAGGGCGTGATGGCGCGTGGGCCTATGGCCTAAGAGGCTTTGATGAACTACGGTGAGCTTCAGGCAAACATTCAGGATATCGTTGAGAACGAATTTCCTGCGGCGACGGTTGCAATGTTCGTGCGGCAAGCCGAGCAACGCATCTATAACTTCATCCAGTTCCCGTCGCTGCGCAAGAATGTTACGGGCAACTTGACGGCTAACAACAAGTACTTGGCCGCGCCTGGCGATTTTTTGTCCGTATATTCAATCGCGGTTATTAAGACCAACGGTGAATACGTATACTTGCTGAACAAAGATGTGAACTTTATTCGCGAAGCGTATCCCAATCCTATAACCACTGGTTTGCCTAAGCACTACGCTATTTTTGGTCCGGCATACTCAGATCAAAACGAACTATCGTTCATTGTTGGCCCGACGCCAAACTTGGCATATGGGGTGGAGTTGCATTACTACTACTACCCAACATCGATAGTGCAAGGTGCTATTGCCACGCTTAGCACAATTAGCGGTGGCAGTGCCTATACAAACGGCACGTACTATAACGTTGCGTTGAATGGCGGCAGCGGTTCGGGCGCGACTGCCCGTATTGTCATATCCGGCAACGCGGTCACGGGAGTCACCATTACTAACCCAGGTGTGTTTTATGCGGTTGGGGATGTGTTAACAGTGAATGCTGCTGACGTTGGCGGTTCTGGTGTTGGGTTTAGCGTGCCCGTCTTGTCTTTGAGTAACGCAACTGGCATGTCGTGGCTTGGCGACAACTTTGATTCGGTTCTGCTAAACGCGTCTTTGGTAGAGGCCGCGCGATTTATCAAGGCAGAACCAGATACCATTGCCAATTACGACAAGATGTTTTCTGATTCTGCGCTTCTGGCCAAACAACTTGGCGATGGCAAGCAGCGCATGGATGCGTACCGTGACGGCCAAGTGCGGATACCGGTGCGATAATGACCATTATCCAAACACAAACTACCAGTTTCAAAGCCGAGCTATACGAAGGCATTCACAATCTATTGTTGGATACGATCAAGATTGCTCTGTATAACGCCAATGCTGATCTTACAGACAGCACAACGGCATATAGTGCGTCTAATGAAATTACTGGCGTTGGTTATGTTGCCGGCGGCAAAGTGATGACCGGAGCCACAATCAACACGTCAGGGTTCATTGCATACGTTAACTTTGACAATGTTGTATGGACGGCGCCTGCATCGTTTACGGCACGCGCAGCATTGATTTACAACTCCAGCAAAGCCAATCGGTCGATTGCTATTTTGGATTTTGGCGCTGACAAAACGGTTATCGCAGGGCAGTCATTCACCATTGTGATGCCGTCTAACACTGCAACTTCGGCGTTGATCCGTTCATCAAACTAAGAGGTCATTATGAACAAAGAACAAGCTCAATCGACGGAAGTTGTGACTTCTGCGTTGATTGCTAAAACGGGTGCTGTCAGCGGGGTTCGTGGTGGCGGCGTGTTTCAGGCAGAGTGCTACGACAAAGACGGCAATCTCAAATGGTCTGCCAAGGCGCACAACTTGGTGGTAAACCAAGGGTTGCAAGACATGAATACCCAGTACTTCAAAGGCGTTAGCTATAGCGCGGCGTTTTATCTGGGTTTGATTACCGGTCCGTCGAGTGGTACCAGTTACATTGCTGGTGACACATTGGCAACGCACGGCGGTTGGACGGAATTTACCGATTATGCTGGCTCGCGCAAAGCGGTTGTGTTTGGTACGGCCAGCACTGCTGACCCGTCGGTCATTTCGAACGGTGCGTCCCCAGCTCAGTTCAGCATCACGGGCGTAGGCGGCATTGTGGCCGGCGCGTTTTTGACAACGGTTGCGTCTGGTACGTCGGGCATTCTGTTTTCGGAAGCGGATTTCCAAGCTCCAGGCGATCGCACGGTAGTGTCGGGCGATACGTTGAACGTAACGTATACGTTTAACCTAGACGCCGTTTAAGGTATGTTGTGTTTGGTGGCGTCCCTTTTGCTGCTGCGCCATTTGCCTCAATAGGCGCTGGAGAGACATACAACGTATCAGTTGTTGTGTCTGCATCTGGCAATGACTTGCTAGCCAGCGCTGTTGATTTTTTTGTTTCGGTTAGTGACTCCTCACAAGGCGCTGACGCAACGTCAGTGGCCGCATCTATTTTTACTGCAATTGCTCAAGAAAGCACGACTGCCCTAGATGCTGGGGCTGCGCAAGTCGTGTTTCAGACATCTGTCAACGAAACCGCGGCAAGTTCGGATACGTCTGTCGCTGCGGTAGATTTTGAAGTATTTGTGTCTGCAGACGCCAGTGCAGAAGAGTTTGTATCGGTGTTGGTGGATTTTGATGTCGATGTTTTAGAGACAGTATCGAGTGTAGACACAACTGCAGCACAGGCAGTATTTACGCCATTAATTAGCGAATCCGGGTCAACTCAAGAAACGCTGACGACCAGTGTCGTGTTTGTAGCCAATATTGCTGAAACGATTGAAAACGCGGATCAAGTCAGTTCCAACGTTGATTTTGTAACCGCAGTATCTGAGCAGGCCGCGAGCAGTGATGCCGTAGCAAATTTTGTCGATTTCAGTGTGTCAGTGCTAGCCCAAGGGCATATCAACAACACCTTTGCAGCCAGCGCAACGTTTATATCGCAAACGCAAGACTCCGCGGCAGGTCGAGAAGTTGTCATTGGCAACGTAGATTTTGTAGTGACAGTTGTAGAGTCGCTAACCACATTAGACGTAATTACAGCGACCGGCACATACTTTGTCTTTATCGATGAAGAAGTAGACGGGTCATCCGCTGTAGATGCGGCAGCAACATTTTACGCAGCGTTTGCGGATACGGTTGCGACATCTGATTTGGTAGTGGTGGCACCGTCGATCTTTAATGCGCCGGTTATTGAGTCATCTAGAGCGTCTGAGGTAAGTTCAGCCTCGGCCATTTTTGTGTCGATCATTGCCGAAGGTTTGGCAATTACGGACACCATGTTTAGTCGGTTCTTGTGGGAGCCGATTGATGACGACCAGACGCCATCTTGGGGTACTATTAACAACACGCAAAACATCACTTGGTCTGCTGTCAATGCAAGCCAATCTCCCGGGTGGACGGACATACCGACAACGTCTACCGCATGGACGACAATTGATAACACACAAGGTACAGTGTGGATCAATATAAACATTCAACCTTGAGAGTCTGAACATGGCGCTTGTTGTCAAAGACCGAGTACGAGTCGTTTCAACTACAACTGGCACGTCTGACTTTGCCCTGGGTTCAGCGGTTACTGGCTATCAATCGTTTAGTGTCATTGGTGACGGGAATCAAACGTATTACGCTGCCCAAGATTCATCGACTGGTGATTGGGAAGTTGGGATCGGCACGTATTCCAGCACAGGACCGACGCTGTCTAGAGACACGATTCTGGAATCCAGCAATTCAAACGCCAAGGTGCCGTTTGGGGCGGGGCCAAAAGATGTGTTTTGTACGTACCCTGCTGAACGCTCTGTGTACTTAGATGTTGCGGGTTCTGCGGTTACGGTGCTGGACATCGGGACTCTTGGCACAAGTGTTGCCAACATCTCAACGGCCAATATTACTGCTGGTACCGTGTCTACGGCTCCGGCAAACAGCAATGATTTGGTTAATAAATCGTATGTAGATGGGATTGCCGCTCAAGGAATTTCGTATCACACGCCGGTGAAGTATGAAGTCCCAAACACAACGGGCAACTTAAACGCTATTTATAACCAGCCTGGCGGTCCCACCAGCGGGGTTGGCGCAACTCTGACTAACAATGGGACGTTAGCGGCGTTTGCACCGGATGGCCCTACCGCAGCACCTGGAGATCGAATTCTGGTTTACAACCAGACTAATGCGTATGAGAACGGTGTCTACACGGTTACTACTGTAGGTAGTGGTAGTGTTGCTTGGGTACTGACGCGAGCTACCGATGCTGACCAATACGGAGTTAAGGACCCCAACAAAATTGGCGGTGGTGATGCGTTTTATGTGACCTCCGGAAACACGGGCGCGGGTGAAACCTACGTATGTAATAACGCGGGGGCTATCGTCTTTGGTACGACAGCTATTACGTTTGCGCAGGTGTCGTCTGCGCAAGTGTATAGCGCTGGCACTGGGCTGACGCTCACCAATACAACGTTTAGCATTACCAATACTGGCGTCACAGCGGCCACGTATGGCGGCGCCGCGACGGTACCGGTTATTGCAGTTAATGATCAAGGACAGATTACAAGCGCAACGAATACAGCTATTTCTATTGCAGCAGGATCTGTCACTGGATTGGCAGCATCTGCCACGACTGACACTACTAATGCTGCAAATATCACATCCGGTACGTTAAACAGTTCAAGACTATCTGGTGCGTATACCGGAATTACGCAAGTTGGAACGCTGACCGCTGGGACATGGAATGCGACTGTTATTGCAGCCTCATATGGCGGAACAGGGCTGTCATCGTATGCAGTTGGTGATCTAATTTACGCTGGCACCACGACGTCACTAGCAAAATTGCCGGACGTTGTTACAGGCAATGTGTTGATTTCTGGTGGAGTTGGCACGGCTCCGGCTTGGGGGAAAGTAGGGCTGACAACACATGTCAGCGGCACACTTGCTGTAGCCAACGGTGGCACAGGCGCAACGACGCTGACGGGGTACGTCAAAGGTAACGGCACTGGGGCGTTTACCGCTGCTGCATCAATTCCCAATGCGGATACCACTGCTACAAGCGCCAACACGGCGAACACCATTGTGCTGCGAAATGCTTCAGGTAATTTTTCTGCAGGCATAATTACAGCCGCTTTGACGGGTAACGCATCGTCCGCCACCACGGCAACTACCGCCACCACAGCGACAAATCTTGCTGGCGGAGTAGCGGGGGCCTTGCCGTATCAATCATCACCAGCAAACACTGCGTTTACTGCCGCCGGTACGTCTGGGCAATACCTCAAATCTAACGGCACATCCGCTCCAACTTGGGATAATTTGCCGGCAGTGAACAACGGCACTCTATCCATGGGGGTGTCCGGTACAGGGCTTTCTGGATCAGCAACCTTTACGGCGAATCAGTCCGGAAATTCGACGTTCACGGTTACATCTAATGCGACCAGTCTGAACACAGCTAACGCTATCGTAGCTCGGGATGGTTCTGGCAATTTTTCTGCAGGAACCATAACAGCAACTTTGACCGGCATTGCGACCAGGGTATCTGGATATTCGCTTCCAAATACAGGCGGCACTGCTTCGTGGATCCATTTGGGGACGTGGTCATCGACTGGTCAAGACGGAGCAAAGATTGGGTTACAGGTGTATTCAGCCTCAGGGTACAGCGCCAACATTAACCAAAATCAACTACTAGATATTTATTTCAAAGTTTCTAATGGGTCATCTAGTCAAGCCGGTAGCACAGGGGCATTTTATGGCGACGGGGTTGTGTTTGATTATGGCGTAGCTGCAGCTCCGACAATTCGTGTCATCCAAGTATCGACCTCTGAATACCAATTTTGGGCATCATTTGGATCGCT